CACCCTCCCACTTATCTCTTAAATAACACAACTTGTTAGCACAAATAGTCTCTTTGATTTTATTAGAACCTAAAGGAATAATTAAATGATCTTTTGGCTCAATATCATGATCTTTTATATGATCATACTTATTTGAAGTACCATTTGTAGCCTTTTCCTTAAAGTAACTCATAAAGTCTGTAGTTACTTCAACATCATCTGCATAAGCCTCTTCTAGTTGTTCACAACGCAATCGCTGTTGAAGAGGATTCATGGAAAAGCAATGCGCCCATTCAGTGTATTGGATTGTTTTAAAATAAGGAAGTTCATTGGCTACTACATCATAAGCAGACTCGATTTTATGCTTCTTAATTAACTTAAGAAAATGTTTTTCACAGTCTTTTAGATGTAGTAGTGTATCTGACTTTCGCATATCGCCAATACGCTCTTTAATAGATGCCTTATTGAACATTTCCATGATAATTCTCCTAACTATAGAATGAAGTCACCCTTAACGTATTAAACGTGGTTGTGGTGCTTCTACTTGTGCTGAATGTTGTTGTAAACGTTGAAGACGTACTAAACGTTGTCGTAAACGTAGTTGTAGTACTGTGCGAGGTCACAAACGTAGTTGTAAATGTCGAACTTGTACTAAACGTAGTTGTATAAGTCGTAGTGGTACTATGACTTGTAGCAAACGTAGTAGTAGTGCTTTTAGTCGTACTATAAGTTGTTGTTGTACTTCTACTCGTACTGAAAGTAGTAGTTGTAGAGTGAGAAGTATTAAACGTAGTTGTAGTAGTTGTACTAGTTGTCCTACTCGTATTAAATGTAGTTGTATACGTTGTGGTAGTTGTAGTGCTTGTACTTCTACTAGTTGCAAACGTAGTTGTATACGTAGTAGTAGTTGTAGTACTTGTATTTCTACTTGTGTTAAAAGTAGTTGTATAACTAGTAGTCGTAGTCGTACTAGTTGTTCTACTTGTATTAAACGTGGTTGAATACGTAGTGGTTGTACTATGGCTAGTCGCAAAAGTAGTTGTAGTACTTTTGGAGGTGGCATAAGTAGTAGTCGTAGTATGTGACGTATTAAAGGTAGTCACAGTAGACCTTGTTGTATTAAACGTAGTTGTATACTCTGTTGTAGTAGAATGACTAGTGTTAAAGGTAGTAGTTGTACTACGAGTTGTATTATAGGTAGTAGTAGTAGACCTTGTAGTGTTATACGAGGTTGTTGTTGCTCTAGTAGTGTTATAAGTAGTTGTATACTCTGTTGTTGTAGAGCGAGTCGTATTAAATGTAGTAGTCGTACTTTTACTAGTATTATACGTTGTAGTTGTAGTATGGCTTGTACTAAAGGTTGTAGTAGTTGCCTTACTTGTACTAAAGGTTGTAGTATAAGTGGTTGTTGTACTATGGCTTGTAGCAAAAGTAGTGGTTGTACTATGAGAAGTATTATACGTAGTAGTAGTCGCTCTACTTGTACTAAAGGTTGTAGTAAAAGTAGTCGTAGTAGACTTACTAGTATTATACGTAGTAGTAGTAGTTCTGCTTGTGCTATAAGTTGTAGTGGTTGTTTTACTTGTACTAAAAGTAGTCGTATAAGTCGTAGTAGTTGAGTGACTAGTATTAAATGTAGTAGTCGTACTTTTACTAGTGTTATAAGTAGTTGTAGTTGACTTACTAGTATTATAAGTTGTGGTAGTAGACTTACTTGTACTTCTGCTTGTACTTACAGTAGTGTTAGCAATATAATTGACTGCAACATAACTTGTTGCTACATAGTTTTGGAACACTGTATTAAACGTAGTTGTGTACGTTGTAGTTGTGCTTTTAGAAGTAGCAAAAGTAGTTGTTGTACTATGACTTGTACTAAAAGTAGTCGTAGTAGACTTTGAAGTTGAATACGTAGTAGTCGTTGTTTTACTTGTACTTCTACTTGTATTAAAGGTTGTCGTAGTATTATGACTAGTATTAAAGGTTGTAGTCGTACTATGTGATGTACTAAAAGTAGTTGTGGTAGACTTACTTGTACTTCTGCTAGTGTTAAACGTAGTAGTTGTACTATGTGATGTACTATAAGTTGTTGTAGTACTTTTACTAGTATTATAAGTTGTAGTAGTTGTTGTACTGGTATTTCTACTAGTGTTAAATGTAGTAGTAGTAGACCTTGTAGTATTATAAGTCGTAGTTGTAGTATGACTAGTAGCAAAGGTAGTCGTAGTTGACTTGCTAGTGCTAAAAGTAGTTGTAGTAGTCGTACTAGTTGTATGACTTGTACTAAAGGTTGTAGTGGTACTATGACTTGTTATAAACGTAGTGGTTGTACTATGACTGGTTGCAAAAGTTGTAGTCGTAGACTTTGTAGTACTGTAAGTTGTAGTAGTTGTAGTACTTGTTGTACGACTTGTACTAAAAGTTGTAGTAGTATTTTTAGTTGTTGAATACGTAGTAGTAGTTGTTTTTGATGTATTAAAAGTAGTCGTAGTAGACTTGCTCGTATTATAAGTAGTCGTAGTGGTTGTACTAGTATTTCGACTAGTCGCAAAAGTAGTAGTATAACTAGTTGTTGTAGTTGTACTAGTTGTTCTGCTTGTACTAAACGTAGTCGCATAAGTCGTAGTAGTTGTTGTACTAGTGTTACGAGACGTATTAAAAGTAGTCGTGTAAGTTGTAGTCGTTGTAGTACTAGTTGACCTGCTAGTAGCAAAAGTAGTGGTGTAACTTGTAGTCGTACTCTTTGAAGTAGCATAAGTAGTTGTAGTACTTTTGCTCGTATTAAAGGTTGTTGTAGTACTATGTGACGTATTAAAAGTCGTTACAGTAGACTTACTTGTATTATAAGTTGTTGTAGTTGTAGTACTAGTAGACCTGGAAGTATTAAAAGTAGTAGTGGTACTTCGTGAAGTATTATAACTCGTTGTTGTAGTCGTACTAGTACTTCGACTTGTATTAAATGTTGTAGTCGTTGAGCGACTTGTATTAAAGGTTGTTGTGGTGGCTCTAGAGGTAGAAACCGAAGTTGCCCACTCTTTAACGCCATCCATCAACCCGAAGACGTTACTCATAAGAATCTCCTTTTATGCGAAGTTTCCTACGTAGTTAACTAGGACTTCTGTTGAACTTACCACAATATAAGAAAGAATAGAAGTAGTATTAGCGCCTGTTTCTTGAACAATCGTTGCGCCACCTACTGGTGTCTTACATGAACTTGGCAAGGTAAAATCTCGTCCACCTGTTGCATCTTGTTTGATGACTAAAGTACCTGAAGAGGTAATAGCACTAGCTAAGTTGCTAAAGCTAAAAGTTGTATCTGCTTGCATTGTGATAACATGGAAGTTAGAAGCAGTCATATCAATAGTTGTTGTAGCTCCTGAAGCGGTTACTGTGTTAGCTACGTTTTTAATTACACCATCAGAAGTAACACCGTCTGTTGTAGTCGTTCCATTAATGTTAACAGAAGCAAAAGTCGGGCTACTTGTTGTAGTTAGTTGTTGATTAATTGCTTTAACAGCAGCTTCACTAGTAAGCTCACTGTCCATAACAGCACCCGCTGCAGTAACGTTAGCAGTATCAGTAACATCAGCATTAGCTTCGATATTGTCTAGCTTGGCACCATCAACAGAAACATCTCGACCGTCTACATTGCCTGTAACAGAGATATTTGCAAAAGTTGGTGAAGCTGTAGTTCCAACATCTTGCCCAATAGAGATTTGTGTACCTGTTAAAGTAACACCTGTTCCTGAACTATAAACAGCAGTTTTAGCTACCTGTGTAAAGTGAATTTCTGTAGTACCAAAAGTAATAGTACCTGCAGTATTCATTACATAAAGCTCACCTGCACCGTGTGTACCTTCTTGTACAAAGAAAGCATCACCTTGGCCAAAGTTGTCAGGATCAGAAGGAGAGTAAGTGTCTGCGTCATCTGCACGAGTAAGTACCCAGTTAGTACTTGCAGAGCCTGTATTAGTAACTACGTAAATACCGTTTTGAGTAGCATCTGTTTGTTCATAAATAAGAACACGATCATTTGTGCTGAGAGTTACATCATCAATTACTAAGGCTGCTTGTGTACTGTTGTTTGTAAGGGTTGCCCCTACACCATTTGTACCGTTATTATAAGTAGCACTAAGGTTGCCCTCTTTTTCTACACGTACTGGTGTATGATAGTGCATACCTGCTGCTGCAATAGTGTCTACATATTCTTTAGTTGCTGCACCCAAAGCTACTGTCGGGTCAGCATTAAGAATAAGGTTGCCTGTCATAGTGCCGCCAGTTTTCATTAGCGCACCTGCGGCAGAAACATTTGCTGTATCTGTTACGTCAGCATTAGCCTCTATTCCAGAAAGTTTACTTGTGTTTGCGCTAACTGAAGGTGTGTTGGCTACTTCTGTATCAAACGTTGCTGTAACTGCTTGGTTACTAGAGTTACCAAGGAAAAACTTACCATCGTTTAGGTTAGGTGTAGCATTAGAACGTCCTGCACCAGTAACAAGAATAGAACCATTGGTAGCGTGCACTTTAATTACTTTACCAATGTTTTGAATCTTTGCACTTTCACCTGTTGGTGGAGTATTTGCTAATGTACCTGTAGCACTTACATAAAGAGTATCACCTGCTGAAAAGCTAGAAGTGTCTATTCCTTGTAAGAAACCTAATAATACAATATCACCCTCTGCTTGATCTGCGATATCTTCTGCAAGAATACCAATTGCTGGCATACTAGAAGTATCTGCATCTGCTTGTTGTACTTCAATAGCATTACCAGAAGTACCTGATTGATACACTGGAGTACCTGCTGTTAGTGTTCCTCCAGAAACATTCTTTGCTGTTTCGAGAATAGAGGATGCATCAGTAACACCCATTTCAATAACAGTACCACCAGTGGTTTTAGAATAAATAATACGATCAGCTAAGTTAACAGCCAATTCACCTGCTTCTAAGTCTGATGCTGTAGGAACAGAACCAGAAACAGAAGACTTTTTATGAATAATTTTAGTTGCCATAGGGCTATTCTCCTGAAAAGGAAGGGGATATCTATAGAGACAACCCCTTTATTCTTTAACGTCAGGTATTAGTAAGTACCACCGTCTAGTGTAAGATCTGCTACTGTTTGGTTATCAAAAGACCAGTAGTCTTCAGATTCATCCCAGAAAAATGTTACAGTTGCTTGTGTACCACGTTTAACAGAAATACCTGAGTCTTCAGTTGGATCTGTTGTGCCTTCAATGTCAGAGTTCAATAGAATAATTGAATCACCAATATTAACTTCACTAGAATTAACTGTAGTAGTTGTACCTGAAACAGTCAAGTTACCTGTGATAACTGCGTTACCGCCAACGTTAAGGTTTTCTGCGATACCTACACCACCACCAACAGTTAAAGCACCTGTTGTTGAGTTTGTTGAAGTAGTTGTAGAAGTAAGTGAAATGTCTTCAGCAGTAGTTGCACCACGACCTGTAACAGTTGCTAGCGTGTCTGATTCTGCTGTTAGAACTCCTGCTTCTGCTGCTGTTTGGTTAATCCAAGCACCTGCTGTGCTATCATACGCAAGAAATTCATTGTCACCTACACTAGTAATAGTAACATCAGAAAGATCACCTAAGTTTTCGTTTGTGATGTCTTCAAGCTTAGCGTTAAGCTGTGTTTGAATTGAACTTGTAACACCATCTACATAGTTTAGTTCAGCAGTTGTAAGTGTAGCACCATCAAGAATGTTTAGTTCCGCTGCTGTAGCTGTTACACCGAACTGTGAAAGCGTTGTATAACCTGCTGATACAAAACTAGAACCATTATGCGTTTTAAGCATATTATTGTCTGTATCATACCAAAGATCACCTTCTGCAGGGTTTCCTGGCTCAGTAGAATCAACATAAGCACCTTGTAAAGTTACAATAGTGCCACCATTGTCTTTTGTATAAATTTTACGATCAACAAGGTTGACCGCTAGTTCCGCTTGATCTAGATCAGCTGCTAGAGGAGCGGAGCCACCTGTCGTGGACTTTTTGAGAATAATTTTAGTTGCCATTAGAATGTTCCCCCATTCAGAGTAACAGTACCTGTCGCTCCAATAGTATTAGTTGCCTCATATTTAGAAGAGTTCGTGCTATAGATTAGCATAGAACCGTCTGTTCTGTTTGTATTATCAATATCAGAAAGAGAAGTAGTTGTTAGCGTATGAGTTGTCCACTGAGTGTTTTCTTCATCATAACGAAGAATTTGTTCATCAGTGGCATTAGGAAAGGAGTCTTCAATATTTCCTGTATCACCTTTTGCGCCTTGTCCTCCAGTGCGAGAAAGAGACACTGAGTAGTCTACATTATCTAACGATATTGAAAGGTTGTTGTTAGATACAGTTACGCTATAAGACATTATGTAGCCTCCGATGGACTATACATAACCTCTACTAGACCACGGAAAGGTTTCCAAATCTGTTGATTATTACCTGTTCCATTATCACGAATTTCTAACCCAATCCAACCATAAGAAGGTTTCTCTGGTTTAGGTTGTGTAGTCCAGTTATCCGCAAGATCTTCTGGAATAACAATTTTAAATTCGTTGTCTGTGACGTCACTGTCAATAATTGCTAAAGTAGTTACTACACCACCAGACTGTTCTTCTTTGGGGTACTTTGTATCTTCTGTTGTCCCTAAGTTTGATGAGTCGGCTTCTACTACTTTACATGTAAGTGTGTAACCTGTTAAGTTAGTTAACCAATTCAAGGTAATACCCATTTGAATTTGTTCGCCCTTAATGATAGACACATACACGGAGCCGTTGTCATCAATAAGATCTTTCGATCTTGAATTAATTTTACTGCGTGCCATTTTGTCCTCCTGCCGATCCTCAGATGGGCTTAAGTGTTATTATTGTTATTATTTCCGCACTGTTCTTAATACTATAAAAAGAAGGGAGCCGAAACTCCCTTACTTTAATTACATACCGCCACGACCTTGACGAGTGATATCACGGCGACCGCCTAGTGAACGAACACGGCGGGAGATATTGGCACCTCTTGCACGAGCACGTGCTGAAGCTTCACGTGCTTTCGCCAAAGCTGCTTTACGAGCTGCAGTAAACTTATATACACCGCCTGTAGAACCAGTTGCTCGATTGATTGCTTTACCAATAAGCCCAATACCTTTTGAGCGACCACGAGCAACGGCACGTTTTACTGTGCGCTTTGCTTTAAGTTTTTGACGAAGAGCATTTGTATTGCTTCCAAATACTTTCTTGTTTACAGCTGAACGTGCTGAACGATATTTTTTACCCATTGCCATTGTTTTATTCCTTTCTTTGCCTTGGATATACTAGAAATTAAAGCCACGCTTAACGACTTTAGTTCCTGCTCTTATTGGATACAGATATTCTACTGCATAACGCAGGGCATCTGTCCAATGTTCAATACCTTCTTTTTTATCAATCGTAGCACTATCTGGGTTAGACTCTACCCACTGTGTACGCTCTAGAGACTTAATAGTATTAACACACTTAGGATGAACTAGCATGTCAATATCACCATTGGCGTTCTTAAACTTTTTATTTACAGCTGCTACTGAGTCTACAATCGGTGGAGCTTTTGTATGTGCTCTGGTAAATATACCGTGTGTCTCTAGGATCCTGAAATCAGTAACACCGACAGCAGCTGAAGTTTTTCTCGCCCTCCCAGCAGGATCAGGATAAGAAATGATACGATGATCATTATACTTTTCCTTAAGCGCTCTTGCTAGGGTTTCAGTATCGGGGTGTCCTTGCATCTCATCCAGTATTTGGATTTGATTACCCCGAATAGCAAAGATAACTGAGGCCATGATTCCAACGTTAAAGTCAATAGCGACATGAACGTCTTCACCTTCCTCAAAATGTTGAAGTGTATTGTCAATATGCTCTTTACGATTAAATGTATAGAACACATTATTACCTGAATCTTCAAAGCTTGCAGTATATTCTCTTGCAAACTTTAAGGGGTCCAGTGTTAGCTTTACCCTTTCAATCTCCTCTTCATCTAAGAAAGGAGAATCCTTGTATGTATATGTATAACTTTTCCAGTCATTATCATAATCTTGTCTGTTATACATCTCATAAAAATAATCATAACCACTGGGAGTACTGATAATAAGTGCTCTACCAGCGTTAGCGTTAAACTTTTTAGCGTTCATAGGGGACCAACGAGTGGCAACACAAGGTTGAATAATTGATTCCCATGACTCTTTAAGGTTCATACCAGCACCCTTCCAAGAAGTAACCTCATCGGCTACTATGAAATACTGACCTGTACCCCGCATACGTTGTGATGCTTCATAAGACCAAAGCTTAAGCTGAACATTATTTGGAAACCAAAACTGTCCTGCTGCTTTAGAAGCCTTATCAGCAAAGTCTTCCATACCCAGTTGCCAAGCTATCAGTGGATAATAAATATCTACTGCTTGGCTGTAGGTAGGCGCAATGAGGGCTACGTTCTTGTTAGGAACATCCTCATTTAAATTCATTAATTCTTGTACTGCTATAATAGCTGCTGTAGCTGCTAAGTAAGATTTACCAAAGCCTCGACTAGCATTAACTACTGCATAACGATTACTCTTATTTACAAATAAATCTCTAATAACTTCTGACTGTTTCTCATGTAACTTTATCATACTAAACTCTTATGCTATAACAAAGTCAATTATTTGGCCTTGCTGAAATTTTAATTGATTTTGAGGGTGATACGCATAAGCAACTTCATGTTTAAAGTTATCTTTTCTTTTGTCTATAGAATGATGAGTTTCTTCTACAATTCTTTGCTTATTTGTAGGTTTAGATTGTACCTTATCAAAAGGCATTTGTGGAAGAGGTAAATAACCAAGAAGCCCTAAATCTACAGTCATTTTTTATAACTCTTTTTATAAGCTTTAATAGCTGGCTTAACTGCTCTATAGGGGTTATGTCTCTCACCTTCTTTAGAGCCATACTTAAAAGCTTTATTCATTTGGCGTTGCCTGTCAGAAGCTTTAATCTTGTTAATATTGCTCATTTCTTACGCCCTAACTTTTTCTTGACTTTTTTGGGTTGTTGGGAGAATTGTTTTCCCTTCTTAAGATCAGCTCGCTTTTTTCTAGTGGTGGAGGCATACTGAGCTTTGGTAAGTTTTTCACGATCCCTTTTAGGCAGATAACGCTCACCAGTAGCATCTTTACCAAGAACACTATTTTTACCACTTTTAGTACCCCAGTCTTGTTTAGTCCACTTAGTCATAGACTTTTGACCAGTATCCTTACCACCAGTATATTTACCGCCCATGTCTTTATAGTATTTAGCGGCTAGTTGCATAGCTCTAGCAGAATGTTTACCACCCATACGAGCCTTAGCTTTAGTCTTTGCTCTTTCCCAAATGCGTGGATTTGCTCTAGCCATTACTTTTTCCTTCCACTTTTATGAGTAGTCCCTTTCATAAGCTTTCCATTAGGCATGTAATGATAACCTTTAGGTGCCTTTTTCTTTGGCTTTGTGCTTGTCGGGCTTTTTCTTTTTGTTTTTCCGTTGTGATAGGACATTTTTAACGTACTCCTCACCTATGCGTTTATGTCTAGTCATGATGAGTACTTTTCCGTTGTCATCATAAAAAACATACTTTCGCATTTACCACTTTCCTTGTGCTATTCCAATAAAATAAAAGATTGTTATCATTAAAACTAGACCAATAGCAAAAATGGCTAGTCCTGCAGTCCAGTTAATAATAGCATCCATGCGTTGCTGTTTAGCATATAATTCTTGCTTTCTCTTACGTCTCATACTTGCTTCTATCTGTAATACTTCTTCCCAAGCAGAAGGTCCATAATGCCAAGAGATATGATCTTTGATCTCTTTACGCATTTGTTCCATTTTCTTCTTGTGTGCAAATATTTCAAGGGCAGTTTCTTCATCACTGCCTTTAAACGTTTTTTGCCACCACGGAGGGTTCTTAGTTCTTTCTTCTAAGTTAGTAAAGTCACTAAAAGCTTTACCCCAAGTGGACAGTTGGCTAGTCATGTCTTGTAAGTCTTTTCCAGCGCCTATAGCAGCCTTAATAGTCTTAAATGCACCAGCCGCAAGAGTTACGCAGCTAATAGGATCCATATCAATCTGCTCTTGATTGTTCCATCATTTCACGAATAGCCTTAATGTTCTCATCTATACGAGCATTAAGTACTTTTAACTCTTGTGTTTGTTTTTCCATTTCATTAATACGTATCTCATGTCGTGCAATGTCACGAGCATTTAGTGTTACAGTGGCATCAAGTGTAGACATATACCATATAACACCAAATGTTTGTAATACAATAGCTAAAATAAACGTTATAGGTACACTCTTAGACAAGTGCCAAGATTCCTCTGCTTCATTCATCGGAAGTATCCTCTTTTTCTTTTTCATTAGTATCTGTGAGTAGAATGCTAATAGGTTTCTTTTCAGTAACCTCTTGTTCAATTTTATCAGGGATCTTCTTATAGCCATACTGCATAAGATTATTGATTAATGTACCTTGTGTAGCAGTCATTTGTGCATAGGCACCAGAAGTGTGTTTACCAATTTCTTCTAGATAGTCTAACTTAGATTGTATCTCTTGATACTTTTTAACCATCATCTCAATAGGATCAAAACCAAGCTCTTCAAGCTTACGTACTGATGCCATAGAGTTAATGTTTTTAGAGCCTTTAGGACGTCCACTTCCAGGCTTACGGCCTCCAGATTTATCTTTGCGGTTGTCTGGCATTGTGACCTCCTTTCAGGTTCTGTAAAAGTTATATTGCCATGATATAAAAAATTTTAAAATATTTATTCAATACTTACAACAACTTAATAAGTTCCCTTAATAAGCTATTGAAAATATTAAAAATTTATTACTAATAAAAACATAATAATAGAAAATATTAACATAAAAAACTAAATAATAAATACTTACACTAAGGATACCAAAGTGATACTTAATAACCCCCCGACAAAAGCTCATAAGGGGGGCTAAAAAGGACATCATCGGGGGGAATTAGCAACTATCTTTCAGATGTCAGTAGATAGCAACTATAGTATCACTTTGGTAGAACCTTAGCAAAGTTATTCTTAAACGTCAGGTATTATTTTTCAGATACTTTCCTGGAAAAATTACTGGAAAACCTTTGATAAGTTTTCTCATTAAGAGTTTAAGAATTTTTGCTCTAAGTTTCCTAGCATAAGCATAATGGTTATTTCTCATGAGGCTTACTCACAACAAACTCATAAAGACTCTCTGCATTCTTTTTAATTTCGTCTGGGGTGTACATTACAGGCACATAGTTCTTCCATGCCTTTAATGCTTCTTCTGCATTGTCTTTATAAATTTCCATTGCCTTCTCGGCAATAGTCATGTTGGTTTCATAAGCTTTATCCATCATGTCTTTAGCCATTGCAAGTACATCATAACGGATTTGATAAGGATTCTTTGTATATTTTTCCATGTGTGTGTTCTTTCTGTGTGTGTTATTTAATTTTAATTGTAAGTGGCTTATTCTCTTCAGGAATAATTTCCTCAAGTGATATACTTAATAAACCATTGACCATATCTGCGTCAATTACTTTAATATGTTCACCAAGCATAAAGCTCTTTTCAAATCTTTTTGAAGAGATACCTTTAAATACATAGTCTTTAGCTTCCTCTAAAGGCTCTCCTGTTACTCTTAAAGTTTTATCTTTGACCTCAATCGAAATATCTTCTTTTGCAAAGCCAGCTAAAGCCATTTCAATTTTAAACTTATCATCTTCTTTGATAATATTATGAGGAGGATACTTTGGAATATTGCCTCCAAAGGTTTCCATATCTCTCATCAAACGGTCAAATCCTAAAAAATAATCTTTATTAAGCATTATATTTCCTTTCTAAACCCTTTCGGCGTTTATTTTATTAAAGTTTTTCAACTTGCATACAAATAGCTTGCAAGTTAGGAGGGAAGTAACCATTACCCCCACCAACTTCACTGCTAAGAATTTCTCTAGCAGCAAAGCATTCCATGTGTGTCTCAAAGACACCATTACCAACAGTCATAACATGACCATTATTGTAACTAATAAAAATTAATATCCACTTCATTTGTTCACCACAAAAGCACCTAAATGATTAGCAGAGGAGTAGTGTATACGTTGTATTTGGAAGTACTTCTCAAACTCTCCCAGCCACCATAAGGCAGGTTTTACTATGAGGTGAGCATTACTACCATTAGGAAGGATTGTTTTAGCTTTTGCTAAACAAGGATGCAAAATAGCACCCCAAGTGTTTAAGTCTCGAATGTGTTGTAAGACACCATCAAGACAGTCTGGTTCAACATGTTCTAAGACATCAACACAGACAACAAAGTCCTTACGTTCAGGCATAGAGTCTTTGCCAGGAACTCCTGGATCGTACTCAGAGACTTCTATCTCAGGGAAGAGTTCGTTACAAGTCTTTTTAAAGTGTCCTGCACCACAACCATAATCTAGTACTGTAGAAATACGTTTATCACACCAACGTTTAGCATTAGGAATAATCCACTTGACTTTGCTTTCTACACCACCACCCCACTCGTGTTTAGCATGAACTTTTTGTAGTTGTTCTTTGTATTCTTCAGAATAAAGTTTCATGTTTTTGATCTTTCAAAAAAAAAAAAAATAAAAGCCCCTCTCCAGCAGTCCGAAGACCACCAGAGAGGAGCAAAAAGCTTATTACCACTTACGGCGTACTTTCCAGTACACCCAACATTCAAGGCAGTGACCTTTACCAA